TTATTAGTACGTTATTTTCTAGAAACTTATAAAAAAGGTCTACTCATATTGAGTAGACCTTTTTCTCTACTTCACATACACATAGGCTTCATTTGCAGTTATATAGTATGTTGCACCTTTACTGTTGTGCACCTTGTATTGTGGTGAACCATTCACCGATACTTTAGCATCAATAGTAAATCCAAGCCCTTCATCTACCGTTCCTGCTACATCTTTATCAGACCAAGAAGCAGAGTCATAGAAACGAAGGTCGTCCACTTTAGAAACAACACGTTTTCCTACTACAGAACTTGAAGTAGTAGTTTGTTCCCCTTGATATTTAATGTAAGATGGGTTGTTATAAATCCATTGGTTACCGCCAAGATTTAACCAATCACCTTGTTTTCCCCATACTTGATATGCTTCTCCTTTATTTAATTGACGGATAACACCATAATTTGTTGATGGTCCACTTCTTAGATTGACGTTAAATCCTTCAATATAAGCTACTCCTGTTTCGCCTACAACGTTTTGAGATGGTTCTTGTGGTTTTGGTTTAACTGTAACTGTTGCGCCTTCATACGCCTTTTGTACGTCCGCTCTGAATTGTGATTCTGATACACCGTGACTGCGAAGGTAATCAATCGGATCTTCGTGGTCAGTTCCACCTAATTTGTAAGTAATATCTTTATGTGTCCATAAACCTTTGCTTGGATGAATTCCTCTATCTTTTAAAATCTTAGCTAATAGTTTTACATAACGCTCGTAAGAAGATTTAAATTTATCTGGGTTGCTAGTTTCAGAAAGTTCTACGTGAACAAATCTTTTATTTGCAACTGGTCCAGCACCATAAGCAACATATTTTGTATCAGCAATTTGGACTGTTTCGTTCCAATCTACAGCATAATGTACAAATGCATTTCTCCATGTTCTAGCTTCATAATTTCGAATGTTAATTGCTGGTGCTTCTGGTGTTGCAGTACTATGTGCAACAACGCCCTCATAAGCGCCCACACCGTAGCGATATGCTTGTTTCGGTAAGTCTTGGATAATTAGTACTCTATCGGCAAAAGAAGCCGTAGCAAACGAAAATAAGAGCAATAGAGTCATAAATAACGAGCTAAATAGTTTAATTGGTTTTTTCATTGTGTATTTTCCCCTTTTTGCCAAACAAAAAGAGCACCGTCTTTTGACAATGCTCTCCTTATGTAAGGCGTGTATTTTTTTATTTGGTATTATATTTTTCTTTTCGTGCATCACTTCTTTGGATTTTCGCTTGAATTTCGGATGCTACACTTTCTAATAACCATGCAGGAATCCATTTTTCCCAGCCGATTCGTGCACAGTTTGCTGCGAAACTATTAAAAATGTGGTAACTCAATCCACCGACTACCATGAAGAAAAAGAAATCAGGTAGTTTAAGAGCAATATCAAATAAATGTGCAAGAGCTGGTAATGATAAAAGCACCACGGTTCTCGTGATGCCCTCAATTCCATATTGTGATGAGTATGTTCCATCTAACTTTGAAGCTTTACTACCCGTAATCCAGTCGAGCATGATAATCCAGCAATAGATCGATATCCAAATTAAGTTCGCTTTACCGTATAACAAATTAATTATTGTTCCTAATCCGCCGCCTATAGCACCACCTACTTTAAATTGAGTACTTGTAATGACATCGCTTATATTCAATGCCTTGATGAGTTCGTGAATTCGTTCCAATTTCTCACCTCTTTTCAAATTTTGACCAAAATAAAAAAGCCTACTGCTGTACGCTTAGAATTTACGTATTTAGTCTCTTCCAAGAATGCTCTAATGGTTCTTGACGAGGGTAGTTCACCTCTTGTTTTGAATCATTATTTACTATTAAATCCTCACAAAAAATCATTCCATTTCGTTTTAGAGACTTTCTACTTCCGATAAAAAAAATATCATCAATAATTTTTCCGGTTCTTTGAACTGAATTTCTCTTTAATGATAGGAGTTCAGGATCAAAAATAATACCTTTAAAGACAGTAATGGTAATCACCTCATTCAATACGAAATGCTAATGGAGCAGGTAAGGAACCATAACTACCACTTGCATTTACGTATTTGTATTTTTGTATGTTCCCATTCACTTCAACTTCTAATATATCGCCACTTACTATACTTGCATCTGAAGTCCGATATATTCCTTCCAATTTCCCACGCACACCATAACTATCTGATAAAATATAAAACGGAGATAGTAGAAAGGTATTATCGATATTTGGATTTAATCCTATAGGTATTTGCAACCAAGTACTACGATATGATTGGGAGATATTTGTCTCATTAGATCCCTTTGGACGATTAAAAGTAAGTCCGGTGTTAGCGGTTGAATAATTTCCACTCCACGCACTAGCGTACCAAACTAAAGCGCGTGTATATGGTTCATGTTTTTCTTCTAACATCAATTCTCCTAGTACCCCAATGTATGTAACTGCAGGAGCTAATCTTGTACTTGCAGGTGGAATTGTGCAAGTTATAATTTTTTCCTTATCAACAAATAGATAGAATTCAATCTCAGTATCTATAGCAATTTTAGGGCCATTTGAAGTAGCACCATCAGAGTAATTCCTTCCACGGAACCAACTAGTCGGCCAAGATTGATCCGGAGTAGTCCCACGACCTTTCTCTTTATCATATCCATAACAAAATTTAAAGAAAGCATCAGAATATAGCGTTGATCTCACATCAAAATCTAATTTTTGTGAGCTGTCCTCCATGTTTCTTCCATCATATGGTATAAGTTCGATATAGATATTTTTTTTACCATCATTTCCGTTCGAATACATGACATAGACATCATTTGAAGTTGGTTTTCCTTCATTTAGTTGTTTCCAACCAACACGTAACATCTCGTCAATAACCAGATTAAATATATTCTTTTTTAACGGTGTGAATCTTTTGAAGATATGTTCTGTCATAGAAGACACTCCTTTATTGTAAACTTACTGCTTTAATGATTATTGTAAATAAAGCTGGTTCATTTCCTTTGTTTTCAATAAAAACATGAGCAGCGCTTGTTGTATCTTTATCTTCGCAAGGGATTGCTAAGATATCGTAAGTTTTCTTCTCTTGATTACTCTTATATATCTGTAGTCCATTTTGTTTCTTATCAAAAATTGAAATAATAGATTCAACATCTTTATCGTTTGTTACATGAATAGTTCGAATATCAAATTTGTTGTATTCCATATTCATTGAAAGGTATTGAGTTTGTCCGTTTTGCACGAGTATTTGTACGGATTTTTCGATAAGTACAGGTGATGAACTATCACCTACAGTTCCTTTATAACGATTGATTTTCATTTCAGTACCCATGTAAACACCTCAATCATGTTGCAATTTAATGTTAAATAAAATAGGTTCAAACCCAATGTAGTTTAAATCTTTAGTTACCAGTACCCAAAACTCCCTAGAACTATTTGCGCTTAATGTGTTTATTGAAATTTGTTTTACCCAAGCTAAGCTATCTAACGAAATATTTGCCCACGTATATCCCACCTTTTCCATGTATTGTTCAATAGAAATTTTGAGATTTCGAACGGATACAGAATTTTCGTTTTGGATAATCATTTTAATGATTCTTTTTCCCTCAATCATATAGCCTAAATCAGTTGGATCCGTATCGTTTAATTCTTTAGAGTCCATTATGATTTTTATAGGGGAACCCATATTATAGATGTCACCGCCATAAAACAAGGCTTTCTTTTCAGCTATAAGGCTATTTTGTTCATCGTAAACTTCAATGGTCCCTTGGAACTCTAAAGATGGTAAGTTTATATCTATACCGGTATTTAATTTTCCCACTTGATTAATAGATAGTGTAGTGCCATTTTCATCTTTTAAAATTACTCTGTTATTTGGGAACAGTTGTCTTAACTTTAATTTGTGGCCACTCGTGATAATGATACGATCAATATCTAGTGGCTTGTATGGATCTGCGACACCTTTCTTTAATACAACACCGATTTTAGTCGCTTCTAATTTGTCGCTATCTGCATAATCAAAGGTAGCATCTACCTTGCTGTAAAAGTCCCATTGTTCACCAGTAGAAGTAGCAAGCCATTCCCTGTGTTCTTTAGAACTATTAATAGAATGAGATTCAAGAAATTCTATTTTATTATCAGCGTTTTGATATATAATCAATCCGCCCTTATCCCCTTCAACATCAGGAGTATAATCAGCAATGACTTGTATCGCTATATCTCCTTGCGGTTTGTTGATTAGTAACATTACATCTTTATCTGCTGTATGATTCAATCTTATAAAGCCTTTTCTTGCAGCAATACTAAAAGATTCGGAAGGTGATATAATCCATTCCGGGTTTATGGAATCGAAATCCTCTATAAATATTTTCCCTGCTTCTTTTTTATATAAAGAGACTTTTCTCATGAAATCAATTAAGTATCCAGAACTATCAATATCAAAAGCGTTAAACCTATGGAATGATATATTGTTGTTTTCGATTTTAATAATACACTCACGGATTGCCTGTTCCGTGAATTGCTTTTCATATTTTAAAACATAAATTTCATCTGCTTTGCTATTTAAAGAGAAGTAATCTTTATTTCCGTCTATCGATATAGAAACTTGTCCAGGAAGATTAGAAACTTCCGCAATAACACGTAGCTGTTTACCAAAAAACTTGAATCGTATATATTGACCATTTGTAATACCGGAGTAAAATCGGTCAGAGCTACTTAGGTCAAAATCTGTATCAAATAGTGAGAAATTTTGAGAATTACAGTCATATCTTCTCCACCCCATTTCGGGCGTCTTTAACACTTGTCCAATGGTAGCCATTTCATCACCTTCTATCTTGTTTTCTTCCAATTAGAATTTGTCCACCAAGAAGAACGGCTATGACGTAACCATAGTTTCGGTTTTTCTTTTTGAACTTTTCTATTTTCATCAACTTCAATGATTTCAGTAGGGTAAATATTATTAACAATAAAATCATCAAATTGTATGCACTCGGTATCAATGAATTTATTAATAATAAACCGTTCACTTTCGATGATTTCAGTATCAATTCCCAGAACTTTCTCAGCTGGTTCAAATTCCTCCACTAAACTTTCTATGCAAGTATCCCTGTTAAATTGCTCGAATTCCTCTATATTAGTTGCTATACTTACATCTCTATCAAATGTATCTAGTTCTAGTATTAAAGACTGCTTTGCAGGTGTGTCAGCTGCATCATAATCATTAGCAATTTTTGAATCTAATTCTAATACAGGTCTTTTAAAATCTATTATTCCGGACACATCCGTCATGATATTTGGTGTGCAACGCTCCATATCAATACTATCAACAATTTCAGAAGTTATAGTAACTTTGGAACGATCCATTATATCGGACAACACCGTCGTTGCTTGTAACTCCCGTTTAACCCTTGCAAATAAATCATAATCGGGTAAATAAACAGGTAATCCCATACCTTCAAATAAATCCATTTCTTCATTTTGGGCTTCTAATTCGATAACACTTCTTTCTGCTGTAGAGGATTCTCCCTCTATAACATCAATTTGTTTGTTTTCTCGTGTGCTCAATTCATCTGTTGTAATGTATGAAAGGATATTTTGTGATTTCCTATTAAACTCCCGTGATTCAATGGAATCTGCTATTACTTCTGGCACTACTTTGTGGGCATTAGTTTCATTGTCTAATATGGTATAGATTAGTTCTTTTTCACGAGTAGCATTATCAAATCCAATAATGTTTTCTGCGATAAGATCCCGAGTTAAAACAAAATCACCTGCAGTATCGACCACATCAATAGCAAGTTCACGACTCTTATTATCCATTGACTCCATACCTTCGATAGAATTCCCGGTTATTTGGTTCGTAACTCGAATAGATTGTGTTTCATCTCCAATTTCACTTTCGTAATATGAGTGAATTTTATTTGCCTGTTCATATCGTGCAGAGGATGCTATTACTTCATTTTGAGTTCTTTTTGAATCTTCCATATCAAAGGTTTCTAGTTCCAAAGATAATTTTTTTCGTATAAATGTTTCGTCTGTTGGGACCGCTGCTATGGTTTCTATCTGTTCTCTTTCAACTAATTCGAATGATATTGAACCTCCATCAACTTGAATAATATTTCTATCTGCAGTATCAAATTTTGTATAATCTGCTTTTAATTCTCTTTGGATTCTTGCAAATAGATCATAATCAGGTAAATAAACAGGTATTCCTAGTTCATTAAATAAATCATACTCTTCATAAGAAGCAGCAACTTCATGAATACATCTATCTGCCATTTCTAAATGATGTGTTGTTACTGCAGTTAACTCTTTAATTACAATCTCACCCGTGCCATTCTCAAATATATTAGACTGCAGTTCTTTTTCTTTTCGGTCTGCCAATATACTTTCGTAGAATTTTTCTCCATACAATACACGAGCTACTTTCACCCATTCGGGAAGTTCTTCTACTTCTGTAGCAAACTCACGAATTTTCTTATGAAGAAGCTCTTCTTCTATACTTTCATTCATTTCATATTCATCTGTAGTTCTAGACATAATAGATTCATTTACGATTTTAATTTCACGCGTATCAAATGGTTTATCTGCAAGTTCTTCTTTCACATGGTCCATATGAAAAATACGACTGCGTTGCTGCGCTGACTCATCAGCTGTAATATCTATTGCAAAGCATCTTGATTGTGTGAGGTTTTCCATTTCAGAAATATCTATATTAACGTTACGATCTATATCAAAAGCATTTAACGTTGTAATACTTGCTTCAACTTCAATGTCCCTGGAAGCCTGGTTAATTACATCAGAGAAGACACCTTTAATTTTGTTTACTCTTGTTGCGAATACACCTGCATTATCCTCTTTAACAGCCTTAAACCTTGAATTAGGTGGCATACTTACAGGAAACTCATGCACGTTTTCACCAAAAGGATTAGCAATTGAAATAGAAACACAATAAGTCTTTTCATACGAAAGACTTGGACTAACAGCAACTATATGATTCTTTTCATTTATAAATAAAGAAGGGGCAGCAATCGAATAATTTTTCTCGTTCATCTTTTGCCTTCCCCCTTTCTTGTTTAAATATCTTCTTTATAGATTGCTAGGCCAATTGGATTGAAAGGCGAAAACTTACTTGTGAATGGAGAAACTGCTGTTGTTGGTAATGTGTAGCGATATAATTGCGCCATTTGATAATTAGCTAGAATTTCACCACCAGGGTATTCCTTAAAAGTTACAGTTTTATCTTCCGGATTATAATCGTAATCCGTTTTAGGAACTTCCTTACAATCCATGAATAGATTTAATGTATTTTCTTTTGGTTTGTGCTCTAAATGGAATATCTTTTTAGTTCCATCGCCTTTACCAATCACTTCATCTGTTACAGTTTTTTCAATTTCAAGCTCATCTGCTTGTTGAATATTTTTTGGATGTACTGCGTATACATCGTCAAGTTTCCCTACATATCCATCATTAGGATGTACGATATAAATTTGTGATAAATGGTATTTACCGCTATACATAGAAGGATTAAATCTCCCTTGTCCACTATCGATATCGGCATTATGAGTTATAAAGGCAAGGTAATGCTGCTGATACATAGATCCAGTTAATGATTGAGACAAAACAGGCGTAAGATTTCCACCAGATGTATTTTCGCCATAATCCATATTTGCATTACCAATTTTCTTTGTAGAATTGCTGAATTCTTCCCCAGAACGGCAGCCACCCATAATAATTAAATTCTTTTGCGGTTTATTATCAAATGTATACATTCTTCCGATGTACAATGGAACAAATAATGCTCGTACAGGGCTTGGTGTTGGATCAATTCTCATAAACATTACAACACGATCTTTATGAGCGTTACCGTACATGTAAACAACGGAATCACGTTTCCAGTCCTTTGTGAATCTTTGCTCCGGTGTCAAACTTAGTACTGTATAGGGAGAAGCGTTCACAAAATTGATAGATGTAAAAATTTCAGCCAGGACACTATTTGTGCTCTGTACGGTAAATTGCGTCTTAGCAGGTAGGATTTCTGTTACATCACTACCATTACTAGATTCTAGTAAACGTGTACCCGCGATTTTTATGTTGTCTGCACTTGCAGGAGCAACTTTGAAAATAATTGTATCGCCTGTAAATGTATAGTTATTTGCATCTAAAATTGTTCCGTTTTTGTATACTCCAAAACGACTTTCATCAAAATCTGGGTATGGTAATTTAAATACTGTTTTTGTACCATTTCCATTTCCTAAATCTGCATCTGGATCACTTATTTTAACTTCCTTCTCAATAAAGTAACGTGTATAAGTGAAGAAAATAATATCATTTGTTGGTTCATAGGCGTCATTTGCTAAACGATATTCCCCCGTAACTCTGGCTCCTTTTGCTACTGGTGTATTAAATTTAATTAATCCTGTTCTACCATCCACTGTATATGTGTTTTTTTCTTGATAGATACTATTTATATAAACAGATAAGGAACTAGCAATGATTGGAGAAGTAGGAATAATGAAGTCTGTTTTCTTTCCATCTCCCGTTCCGAAATCCCCTAATCGCGATTCAGTGGCTACATATCTTGAATCTGCGAAATCAGAATCAGCAGTATCGTATGCAACTGCAAAACCAAATCTTCTACGCTCCAAATCACTTCCAGCGGATTCGAATAATCGCACATCTATGAATTTGCTGGTTTCTCTTCGGATACGGAAAAATAGATCACGTTTCCATCCGTGATCTACAAATAACTTTTCTAATTCAGTAGGTAAGGTTTGTAAATTTACAATTTTATCGAACCACATTTATATTCATCCCCTATATAGTTTTCTCGAAAATACCTAATCCTGCTGGACGATATGCAGTAGCTGGCATCTTTGTAATTGGTGAAATTGCATCTACGGTAAAGAATCTGTAGATGTCGTGTGTATCTGGACATGTATTTTTTCTAACTTTTAATTTATCTCCATTTAGCAATCCTAACGGGGAGAGAAGTACAACATACGGCATATAACCACGTACCCCTTCATCTGGATGTACAATATAAGCCCTAGATGTATGAACTCTTCCGCTATATAAAGATGGATTGAATTGATACTTATATTCGTCATTATCATGGCTTTGCCATGCTGTAGGATATTGGCCACCATTAGCACCTTTCCGATCAGGTGGCATAATATTACTTGGTATATTCCATGCAATATAATGCGCTTGGTACCTTGCGCCAAAACGGGAACGTTTAATAATTACGTTATCAATGCCGTTACCTGGTGATTTAGGGTATTTCTTTGTGCGTGGCATATAGTTCGATACGTCCCTAAATGGCGTTTTACTTTCAAAATTAAAGCTGTGAGATGAGCTTTCTCCACCTTCATCGTAAGCAGTTCCAGCCCAAAGAGCATCTGCTATGGTGTCGTCATTTCCATAGCTTTCTAAGCGTCCCATGTATACTGGGGTTACAGGGACAGTATTATTTTCAAATGCTGGCGTTTTATCTGCTTGTATTAGTAGGACAACTCTATTTTTATCAACTTGTCCTGTAATACGAACTAAAGAATCTGGCCACCAATTTGTATCAGCGTCTATATTTAGCAATTTAGGGTTTCTCAAAGTAGATTTAACCCAAGGCGACATCATTAAATCAGGCTTATCTGTATAGTCATAAACGGTATATGTATAAGGTCTTCCGTTGTTTATTTCTGTTTTTTCTGTAGCTATCACTTCGGCCAATTCTACATCTATAATGGATTGGAACTCTTTCTTGTCCTCGGCTCCCATAATAACTACACTATCCTCTTGATAGCTTGGTAGTTTTTCAATCATATATAAATACATACATGAACGATCTTTATATTGTGGGTTGTTTTCTAAGTATGTTTTAAATGCAGTTTTACCATCAGGCTTAGAAAAATCGATGTCTAATTGAGTCTTTGCGGTCCACTTCCAAGCTTGAACAATTCCGTATAAACCACCATCACTATTTTTTAAAATTACATGCTTTGCAGCCCAATAATTATGAACAGGGTCGTCCGATTTCGTAGCTTTATAAATAACCTTGTAAAAGCTGCTTACTTTCTTCCATCCATTTTCAATCATGGTGTTTATTAACTCCATATGGAATTCTGCTTCTGATACTATTTTTTCAATATATGCCATAGGTTTCACGCTCCTAATCTCTTAATAGTTGATAATTCAGTTTTACTACTTTGGATGTTCCGGTTATATTGTGGTATTCGAACTTTAATACAGCGTTAGCCGGAATAGGTCTAATAATAGAAAAATTGAATCCTTCTGGTACGTCTTTTACATAAACATTTTTAAATATTTGTTTTCCATCGATAAATAGATTCCAATAATCACGATCACTATAACTTGATGCAGCTATAGAAAATGCAATTAACTCTGTATCGAACGGTAGTGAGAATTCATCTTTTTTTACTGCATCATCTATTCCAATTCTTCTACCTTCTATATACGGTTCCGTTTTTGTAGGGAAATAAGGAGCGTCAAATCTACCGCCCGCCATATATGTAACAGCAAAACTCATGCTATCCCTCCTTTATGATAAAAAATGCAATTCGAACCATACTGTTTTATCAAGGATGCCTTGATTTTTAAATGAAAATTGAACCGTACTTCCTGCTGCTAAAGGTTTATAAACCATAAAGTGCATACCTTCAGGAATATCCTTGGTATATATGTTTTTACAAATCGTTTTACCGTTTACAATTAAGCTCCATTTATCATCTAATTCATATATAGATGCACTTATACTTATTGCATACAGCTCCATATCTACAGGTACAGTATATGTAGTTTCATTTGTTTGGAATGAAAAAGAATCCATAATGAATCCAGGTATGAATGGTTCTGTTTTAGTTGGATGAAAAGGCGGATCTAATCGACCACCGGCTAAATAGGTTGTTTCAAACAAGAGTAATCACCCTTTTTCGTGTATTAAAAAATTCCCGTGCATCATCACGATACATCGGGAATTGGTAAATCAGACAGCATACCGTTACCTTTGTTTAGAAGGCGTGGTTGCACACGTTCTAGCTGCTTTTGCGCATTATATATTAATTGTAGCTCCATCTCTTTTCCAGTTACTTTATGTGAGACAAGGACCTTTTCTAGCATACCTTGTGCGTTGAAAGCTAAATCATAGTGTAGGTATTTATCACCATCGACTGCAGATAGGCGGGCACCGTCACGAATAAGCGTATATCCTTCGGTCATGCCTTCTTTAAATACGTCATTTGGATCATTCCCAGGCATTGGTTTACCACCGTTATAAATTTGCCTATCGATTAATCCCTTCATCAAATACATAATTGGATCATATAAGTTTTTTTGCATTATCATAGAATCACCCCTAGTTCACTCTCGTAACAGACCAAGTTTTTGCTGGTCGTTGGATATAATAGTGATCTTTGTCTTGATTTACCCGAGGAAATGATAAATCTGGTAAGGAACCATAATCGAACAAGATATTATTCTGTGTATCCAGTACTTGCAAACGCCCTGTAAGAATCCCCTTAGGATTTCGAACTGCTTCAAATACGATAATATTCACACCATATTCAAGTGGAATATCAACATATGTTGGATTGTTTCGGATGAAATAGTTTTCCGCGACTAATTTATCATTACAGTAAATATTTAATAAGTCGCCATCCTCTACATCCCAATCCCAAAGCTTTAATCTTAATGTATCTACATTTACTGTAATACCAGTTATATCTGTATATGGGGCAGGTTCATAACCGTAGTTAACAGTTAAATCTAAAGTTTGATAGAATCCATCATCTGCAGAAATCATTGTATTAATCCCTTTAACAAAGTAATTCCACTGTTGGCCAGAATCTCTATTGTAAACAGAAATAACATCAAATAATTGAATCCTTGGATCACCAATTACTGCGACTGTAAGTGTTCTGAACTTCTGAATCGCTTTTAAATGATAAGCTGCAGCAACCGCTCTTCTTGCAAAGAACGTTGTCGCCCAAGGAACCTCTACCATTTCCTCCCGTAAATCACCTTGCGATACGTTTTTTAATAGAAACGAATTAAGAAATCCGTTTGCGTAATCACCGCATTTAACAACAATACTGTTACTTATGTCCTGGTCAGTTAGCTGCATATCTAAAGAGATAAGATTTTCCCCTTCTCTAAAACTAAATTTTGCAGGTTCGTTAATTGCATAGTCCGGCATCTTCATGAATGTGCAACTTCCATCCGGTTCATGTTTTATATAATGGAATGTTGTATCTATAATATCGCGTACAATTTCATCCCACTTTTGAAACCTTTTACCGGTTGCTCCCTCAACAATCCAACTTTGATTGGTACCAGGAATATTTACTCTGCTACCGTGCAATTGAACTCCTGCTTTTTCAAAGAAGAACTTCACAACATCATAAACATTACCGGTAGGCGCAACGATTTCGTCTGATCCAGGTGTAGGAATTACTGATTTATGTAAAACCTTCTTATAGGATGTAGTGCAGGTAACTGAAATCGTACCGCTTTCGGCATTTACCTTCACATCAGATACAAAACCATGTATATAAGGTAATGCTTCCTCACCGTAGCCAATAGACACTTTAAATTCAGTCTGAGGATATAGTTGATTTGTATTTGTTACCTCACTGTTATAAAACCATTCTTGAATAGAATAGAACTTGCCATACCAGTTATCAGGAGCCATTTGACCGTATTCATTCGCAAAGGTAATAGTAAATGTACTAGCAAACTGATCTGCGTTCTCCTGCACTTCTAAGCCTACTACACGGTATTGTATTTGTACGTAAGAAGAAGAGTCTCTTCTTTTCATATAAACAATTAAATTAGGGGAGTTATTCCCGACTTGGAAATAGCTCCCCAACATTCTAATTAAAGAAATAGATCCTTCTCTCACATTCCATCAACTCCTATTCCTGCTTGTGACATAGATATTAATTTGCATTTTGCTATGACTAGCGTTCCTTTTCGTATTGCATCTACTTCATTCGGTGGAATTATACCCCCATAGGTACCGTAATCACCAGTAATAATATGAGGACGGTATATTTCTCTCATGAAATCACGCCAATAACTGATATCGTTGAATAAAACATTAAATTCTACCTCGCACCCTTTATTCCCGTTACTTTGGAAACGAGGATAACCATGCATAACATTATAGTTTTTTAATCCGTCTAATGATTTCGGCATTTTTGTTTGCTCAATCATTGCGATGTTTGGGACGAAACCAAAAGCGTAATAATGAACGTCACGTATATAAGCTACATCTGCACCACCATAACCGCTTGTTGTGAATTCAATTGTTTGTGGTCCTGCACCGACAAAGATTTCTCTGGATTCCCAGGCATAGGCACCTCTTGCTCTAAATTTTTCAATGCCATTTACCCGAACAATGAAGTTTTTATCCGGTAACATACCATCAGAACCAATAGGAACTTGGGACATAAAAGAAAAGTTATATGTCCCAGGCCATGAAAAATTAATAGTATATTTAATTGTACTTTTTAATTCTGTGGCATCCCATAAGAGGTGATATGAACCAGCTCTTCTATGCAATGTTTTTAATATACTCATACATTTCGCACCGCCATTCCCATTAGATCATCAGCAACTACGTTTTGTAGCAGCTTTCTCATTTTTACAAAGTCGTCTGCAGATTGTAATTTTTCAACAGAGACTTTAAATGTAGCATTTTGAATTGATACGCCATTATCTGTTTTCTTCTCAACGTGGGTTTGTCCAGCAAATGGATGTGCAGTTTTACCGATTAGATCAGCAGAACGTGCTCCCATTTGTCCAATTTGATTAGATACATCGGTTACTAGTTTCATTGGTTTAGGTGGAACGACAGCTTTATTTAATAGTTCAGAAGCTTTGTCTACTGCAGGAATCATTTTTTCCATCCCTACACCAAGACCTTCTGTAATATAACCCCCGTATTCCATCATTAACCGGGATGGGCTTCGGATACCAAAGAACTTTAATACTGCTTTAGGTATTCCCGAAACTACTCCTTTAGCTTTTTTTATAAGCCAATCTGCCATACCGGACATACCTTCACCGATACCTGCGATAATATCTTTTCCCCAGCTAACTGCATCTTTTGCTACATTTTTTACTATGGAACCTACTTTACTAAATACATCTTTTACAGTATCTACAACCCCTGTAAATGCACCAGTGATTGCTTTCTTTATAGTTTTAAAGTTACTAACAATAAATTCTTTTATACCGCCAACAACATCTGTTATTGTGTTATATAATTTGTTGAAATTATTAATTACAAACCCAACAAATTCACGAACTGCATTAATGATTGTAAACTTTATAAAATTCCAAGCTGATTGAATCACATTTTTAATTGTGTTCATAACGCTAGAAATTGTATCTTTAATAGATTCCCAAGAAGATTTCACAAAATCTTTTAAGAATTTTAATACTGTAGTAAAGGTTGATTTAATTACGTCCCAGGCTTTTTTTACAATTTCCTTAATCGTGTTAAAAACACTGGATATTGTATTTTTCATTTTTTCGAATTCGGTTTTTACGTACTGCTTTATTATTGCTAAAGCCATAGAGAAAATTCTTTTAATAGCATTCCATCCAGTAGAGAAAATTTTCTTCCAGGTGTTAACTGCCTTTTGGACACTATTCTTAATGAATTTCCATGTGCCTTCTACAATCTTTTTCAAACCGCTTAATGCTAGATTGAAAACAAATTTAATAGCGTTCCATCCAAATTCGAAAATGTTTTTCCAAATTTTAATGTTGTATTCAATTCTTTGTTTTATATATTTCCAAGCTTCTTCTAAGACCTTCCCCAAAAATGATGAAGCAGATTTGAAAAGTTTTTTTGTACCATTCCAAAATCCAGAGAAGAACTTACCTAAACCATTCCATGCCTTTTTTGCACCTTTTACGGTTGCATCCCAAGCTTTAGAACAGACATCGCCAATCCATTTAACTGCTTTCTTGGTGTACTTTACGATGTCATCCCAGTTTTTGTAAATTAGATATACTAATCCTACAATTGCTAGTATGGCAATCGTCCAGGGATTCATCAGTAAGGTCATCATGGATCTACCCAACAGCGCTAGGGCTTTCCCAATTCCACCAAACATACCGATAAGTTTAGGGCCGACTTTAAGAATACCTGTAAATAATAATGGTACTTTAGTAAGTATCGGTACTAGGAATCTTAATGAACCAACAAATGCACCAACCCCACTTGTCATAAATCCCATCATGGCGACTAATGGACCTAATACAGCGACCATACCTAAAATTGCTACAATACCAATTTGAATTGGCTTAGGCATAGAACTAAATGCTTTTGCAGCAACTTCTACTGCTTTAATAATTGGAGGAAGTGCCACTTCTGCAATATCTAAAATAGCTTGTCCTAATGGTTCTAAAGATGCCATTGTAGTACGCATTAACTTTTGCCAACGAACCCCAAAAGCTTCTTGCTGCGTCTTCTGCATTTTTCCCATTGTGCCCTCGACATCGCCTAACGCACCATTTGCATTATTAAGACCTAAGACAGCTTGAGCACCCATGTCTTCCCACTTTGTCAATTGTGTTATCGTAAAGGCTTTTTATCCTCTACTTCTTACAGTTCATTTCCTGTAAGTTCGGCATACGTTTTCACTAATAAGTGTCGCGGTCTCGTGGAAGGATTATATCTTTTCACCTTCTATGCTCTGCCCCTGGCTATACTTTGTATATCCTTCGGTTCAAATTAGGATTCGCACCCTCTTTGCTTCATACCGCGATTTTAATTCGGCACAACTTATCATCTACCGAATACTGCAACACCAAGTTGGTTTGCTTTTACTTTATCGTCCATCTTACCTAAATCACCTAAGACGGCATTAAACACATCCGCAGAAGTTCCTTTACCTTTGTTGAAGTTATCCCAGACCTTTTGTGTTTGGGGTGACATTTCAGCAAAGGCATCAGATACACCTTTAGAACCATCCTGTACCCGAATGCCGAACTCTTTTACAAGGTCGTTAATGTAATCGAGATTATAACTGCCATCACGAGTCCCGTTTGCCATAATGGTAAACATCTCGTTAGCAGAGAAGCCGGCTTGTTTGTACAATGGCGCATATTCGGCCACATTATCAAACATTTCATTTGAATAGTTCAAACCTTCTTGTCCACCAGCAGCAAATAAATCGAATGCTTCTTTTGAAGAAATACCGAACTGATTCATTAACTGCCCTGCACCACGGGTTACTTCATTGATATCAGAATCAAATGTTTTCCCTAGTGTCATAGCGCTTTTTGTAGCTTCTTCTAATTCTTCGTGAGGAACGTCTTTCATATTCTGATACACTTTTATAAGAGACTGATCCACTTCTTCAATACTTTGGCCAAATCCATCTTTCCAAGTTTCTTTTGCGATTTTACCAAGGTTTTCAGCACCTTTTTCAGTAAGACCTAAAGAAGATTGGATGTTTCTTTGAGAAGTATCGAAATCAGAAGCCACTTTTACAGCTGCAGCACCGATACCAGCTAAAGGTAAGGAAACGCCCGTTGTCATGTTTGTACCAACATCTTTCATTTTGTTACCTACATGACTAATTGATTCCCCTGCCTTTTGAAACTTATCATGCATTCCATTTGCGGTTTTTTGTACACGATCTTCGAATTGTTGTAAATCTTTATAAGCGCCTTCTGCTTTAATACCAATCGTTCCGAACAGTTGGAACATTTCAGCTAACATTTACGCACCCCCTTTCACGGGGCCGATAACCATTTTATTCTTCATCGTCTTCTTGGAAGTGAGCCATGATTTGAGCAACATACGCTTCACACTCTTCTTTCGTCCATACTTCACCTATTTCATAAGATGATTCTTTATCATCCTGGGTGTCAGTTAGTCCAAAGGCTTGAAGATAATCATTAAAAGTAGTACCTTCTTCAAGTTGACGAGTTTGAAAGCCAATGAACGCCATCTTCTTCCACTCATTTAGTTCTTCTTGCTGCTCTTCTCTTGCAATTAAAGAAAACAGGTCCATTAAACGCGAATACGGTATTGATAAGACATAATCATCTGTCCATCCATACCGTTTTTGGATCTTGTCGAAAGCACGTAACATATTTTGTTCGGCTTCCTCTAAATATTCATCTGAATTTTCGTTTAAGCTTGAATCGGAGCTGCTGCTGATTGACTCCATTTCTCGCTCTGAACTTTCACGAGTCCCTTGACCTGGTTGAAAAAAGTCATTAAGTCTTCACTTTCCAGTAATCCTTGAATAACAGAAACCATTGCTTCCGGAGGGAACTGTCTAAATTCTTCGGCTTTCACTTTTAATAAACTAGCAAAGAACTCTGTAAAATCATCCTCACAAGCAGGAATCATCGTTAGAACACGGAAAGCAAATTCTAATCCTTTTTGTTGCTGCTTCTCTTTAAGTGCAACTAATTGTGCTTGTTTTTCTTCTTCTGGAAGAGATTCTGCTGCTTTAGTAAGTTCATCCATTGCTTGCTTATCCTTACCGAAATCAGCAAAGTTAACTATTGCGCTACGTCCAACCTTCGAAATAATCTTAGCGAATCGCCAAACGTCTGTTACATTTAATCGTCGCATTGTTACTTTTTCGCCTAAAATTGTTATTTCTGTACCGGTATTCATCATTTTTTCTAATATAGAAGTCATTTTGTCCGCTCCTTTTTTTGTATTCAGCTCGTTTTATGCAATAGAAAACCGACTACCATTTATGCGGTAGCCGGTGCTTTTTGTACTGTTGCTTTCTTTTTCTTTGGTAAATAGATTTCGTATGGTGGTGTAGTTGGTGCAGATTCACTGTAATGACCGATAAATTTACATTTCAAACCTACCGTTCCTTTACCGTCTTTTAGATCCACCTCAATAGAAGAAACAACCATTGCATTACGAATTACGAATATAACAGGTAAGTCACTACCCGAAATCATACCAATGAGTGCAATATCATGATAGTTTGAATCAGGAATATCATTTGAAGGTTTCATAATATCGTAATCAGTTTCAGATGTACTATCTACCGTCATCCCAGGTAAAGCCAACTGCAGGTTTTCTTTTGTAAACTCCACTAATGTAAGTTCTACATGCGGTTCATCTTTTAATAACCACTTACCACGCACCATTTTACCTAGCACACCATCAATATCTGCATCATAATACTCACGATCAAAACCCACTTTAGTTCCGCCTGTAGTCGCTCCTACAAGTTCACCTAATTCTTTTACACTTTTAAACCCTTTGTACATGACACCAGGACCGATAACAAAATTATCAGTAGTCCCTTCACGGACACCATTAATTAATTTCCAGCTCATTTGTCCTACCCCCTAATACAAGTCCGTTCGCATGGTTCGGACAAGAAATTTTACATTTATATGAATGATAGATGGGTCTTCATCTGGTACAGGGATACTACCTGCACGATGTATAGAAAGTATCCCATCATCTTTTAAACCAACTTCTCTATCTAATAACTTCTCAATACGTGTAGCAATTGCATTTGCCTTATCATAATCCCCGTTATCACAATACACATCAAAATTAAGAATCATTCGGTCTATAATTTCAACATCATCCGGATTATTTGCTTCAATTCTTATAACTGCATAAGGCATATTCATATCATCTTGTGCGGTTTGGAATGTAAGAGCAGGGCCTTTGTCCTCGCCTTCACCATATTCTGATAGATTAGCTTTTATTATTTCATCGTTCTCTACAAGCATTCTAATAGCTGCAATAGCGTTAGACATGTATTACCCTCCCATCATTCTTTTAAGTTCTCTACGTTCTTTTTCAAACGCTTTTAATAGGAATGGACGGGCTTCCATATGACTTGTACCAGTTTCAAGCCATATCGCTTTTTTTAAATCGCTCCCTACTGCACCCAATACCTCTGATTGTGACCGTTTAACATTGTATTTAATCGAATTTAACAAGTCACCGGTACGAACAGCAGGAGCTTCACCTGGTTTAGAAGCAGTATATTTACGACTCGTATGAGGTATTTTGTATTGCTTACCGCTACGGCTACCTGTGAGATTCTTCTTCACTTGATTTTGTAAATGAATAGATGCTGCTGTGACTTTTTCAACACACATAGCATTAATAAGTGTCTTTACTTGCTCCATATTGCTTGAGTACTCAATTTCTACTGAATTCGCCATATAGAATCATACCTTTTCACAATAAATTTCAATGTGATGATTCATAAATGCAGGATTACGTGGTTCGCCTTTTACTTCAAACATATAATCAACGCCTAATTCTTCACTTTTGAAATGGATACGATCATTAGGCTTAATTTTGTAAGAAGCAGGTGCATATATCTTAAAGGTTGTATCGAAATTTTGTTTATCACGCTTAAACCTCTCATTATCAGCAGCAGAATTAGTAGTTACACGACAAGTCATATTCTCATAAACGTCTTCATCTACTTCTGCATAATTACCTGAGGATTGTTTCTTTTTCATTTTTCGTTTTACTACTACCTCATGAATATATAAATCATCCATTCCACCATCATCGAAATACATTTCGTTCATGTGGCCATCACCGGCTTAACTCTTGCTCTAAAGCCTTTTAAACCATTGAGTATCTTATTGTTTGTAGCTGGTTCATCTAGCGTTTCTGGGCTAATCTGGTACGAATAATCCCCTATACTCTCCGATGTCTTCATACCTTTTCTTTGTAAGTTAGCACGAACTACTGCAGAAACAACCAAATCAATAATACATTTCTTCATAAGTACCTGCAGATCATCATAATCTTGTATCTTATATTCGAATTCATATAACTGATTTTCGGATAAACCATAAACAATACGCCCATTTACAGTAATAGAATCGGTCATATCTTGTTTCGAACTAACATGAGTTACTTTTGCTATAGATTCAGCAGGAAAAGAAAGCCAGGCTAATTTACTTGTTTGGATGATTTCTTTCATTGGATTCTCCGGCTTAACTCTTAAATACTTCTTAGCAATAACCGCATAGTAATCTATTAGTTCTTGAATTACTGTATCAGGCATCTTCTGTACATTTACGCGGTCTTTAATGTCCTGTACGGTAATAATCATTATGTTTCTTTCTCCTTCTTATCGACTTCTTTTACAAGTTCAAAATGTCCAGTACTTACAAGGTAATCAGCTTTATCATTTGCAACTGTTTCTTCTTGGCCATTCTTAAACTTTTGTCCATAAGCGGTGTAAGTGCCACCGTATCGCAGCGTAACTACTTTCATAATTAACACCCCTTTCACGAATGTAAACTATTACACGAAAATTTACATTCGTATTGTTGGTTTTATTGGTTCTGTCTCGTTTTCCGTTAAAAACAAGAAAACATTAAAAAGGTATACATTCAAAACCCTAATAACAAAGGGTTTATTCCCATAAAAAATACGCCTGGATATTAAGCTCCAAACGTATCCGGAATATTTGTTAGGATTGCTACTGCATCCATTTCTTGAATTACAGCATCATCGTCAAAGTGGATTACATAAAATCGTTTATCTTCCATTACTGCCGTTTTACCTTCTGTAGTTTTACGAACACGAGTGTCGTATGTATTAACCGCAATGAAGTTTTTAGGATCTGCAAGAATAATAACATCGTCTTCTAAAGATGGAACCGTAACAATTCCGTATCCCATTGGTTTATTAACTTGATCTCCTGCTCCAAGTAACGCAGCATCACCAGCACCAGTAGGACGATTTGTTAAATACTCAATCCATTTCTCTCTACGGCTTGGAGACATAATCCAACGTAGGTTGCTGTTTTTATATTTATTCGGCATTGCACCAGATAAAGCAAAGATAGAACCTTTCCCAAATCCATTTGCCGCAGCGGCTTCACCTGTACCAGTTACTAATTTAGCATGATCGACAATATGAGACTCTTTTGATTTCTTGATTTTTTTCAACCATCCATCATTGATAGATAACATTCCGTCGGAAGATTCTGTATCACCATTCCAATGTAAATCCTCTAAATCGATACCTAATTGTGTAGACATAAGAGCCATTACAGTATCTTCATAACCTTCACCTTCAATATTTTCGCGGAGTAATTCTTCTGTAATTTCCCAAGGTAAACGAATAGCCTTTGTATTGTACTCAATTTTAGAAGTTTGAACACCTGCGCGGTAATTATCATCGCTGTTTTCTGTTTTCTTGCGTAAGATACGGCCACCAATTGCAATTTTATCTAATTCACCTTGTTTTGCTTTACGCATTTCTTTACGGTGTAATTGTGAGAATGGCGTTGTATCAAATGCCATTCGGAAGAACTCTTTACTTTGTTCTGGATTTAATAACCCTGCATCTGTCCCTCCTGTCGTCATTGTGCTTTTTGCGATTCGTTGCATATGAGCTAATAATTCTGTGTTAGTCATTGTCATAGTGGTAATCCTCCCCTTACAGGTTTAATCCTGCCCATTTAGATTTTTTAATTGGTTGTTGTCCTGGTGCAACTTCTACATCTGGATCTAAACCTTTACGAATAGAAGCAGCATTTTCGATATTTTCAAGACGTTTTGTAATTGGCTCTAATGCTTTCTGAATAACTGCTGCAGCTTTCTCTTCTTCTGTTTGCTCTTCTGGCGTCGGCTCTACCTCTTCACCATTCACCTGCTTTTCAATCTTTTCTAACTTAGTAGCTAGTGGTTCTACTGCTTGTTTTACAATCTCTGCAATATCTTCTGCTTTCATTTCATTTTCCTCCTGTGGTGAAGCAGCTTCTTTTATTTCAGTAATTAAAGCTAATGCTTCATCTAATTTTGTATGATTCTTTTGGGACAATACTTTCCCAGCTTTTTTAATACTTTCTAAAACAATGCTTGCTGCTTGTACACTGTCTTCTGATTTCGCAATGGTATAACCGTCTTTAATGGAAGAAAGTATGTCCTTCATATCATCAAGAGCAGCTGCCATACGGTCGATATCGGGCTTACTTTCCCAAATCTCCCAATAGAACACATCTTCAAACAAATTAAATACAGCTCGTAAATCACGTTTTTGTTTTTCATCAATAAAGCGGTCTTTTACTTCGCCTTTTGTGATTTTGTGAGTTTCACCTTTAACGAAATCTAACATCTTTCGAATAAGACCTTTATCTTCATGAGTAAAATCATCAGTCTTAGCGATTTCCACACGTTCACCAAATCCACCCATAGAAAAACCAGTGACTTCACCTTTTTTTATTTCTTCCCAGGTATCTGCATCATCAACGCGAACAGTCATAAGCCATGTTCCTGCTTGTACTTCTTGTTCGCCTACTGTCATATCACTTTTAGCAATCCAGTTTTCGACTACTGTACCTTTACCAGCGATTTCGTCATGTTGCTTGTCGATGTGCTGGTAATTTTCCATAAAGGTATAAGCGGCCTTTTCTATTTCTTCTGCAGTCATTGTATCCCCATGTGAATCTTCTACATCCGGTTCATACACAACTCCTGTAACAAGCTGCTTCTCTTCCTCTGTTTTAAGGATTGGAACTTGCTTTGATATATTTGGTTGTTTAGCAGGTTCACTTTTCATAATGGCAAATTGACGACCGTTTGCGCCCTTTGTAACTAATGAAACATAACTAATATTGGCGTTTTTTAGTTCGTATCCCATCGTTTTACCTCCTTCCCTATAAATATTGGGGTTCCACTGTCAAAACGCATAGCAGCCAATTTGAAGCCATATACGTTTTGACGATGAAACCCCAATCAAATAGGTGTATTTTACTACTCTTCTGAAATCATAGTGCAGCGGCAATGTGGATGAGCTGGCGGACACATCTTTCCATTACTAAATAGATCATTAATACCTACCGTTTCCCCATGTAAACCACCACATTCTTTACAAACACGCTCATCGTTTCCTGTAAGCCATGTTTTCTTGTTTCTATTTGCGCCCTTATAAGCAATTAAATTGCCGTAATTCATTGCATATGTTGTTTCTGTACGTGCAATCATCATTGCTCTGTAGTTACTTGCTTCTGACATCACATCTGCAATAGAAACACTTAATGCATCGACACCCATTCCTTCACTAAGATTCTTTAACATTGTTTCTCTTAATCTATCTTTAGTGGTTTCATGGATTCCCTTTGCTAATTCAAAAGCGTAAGTAGCTACCCATTTTGCAGCAACGTCACCAATTGGATCTAATACCATCCAGGTTAAACCGTTAGAAGCTAGAGTACTTTGTACAAATTCTGTTACATCATCCTGTAGTGTGTCCGTGACTTCATCGACAAACATTTGTCGTTCCTCATCCCAATCAACACTATCCAGAAATTCATCAACTTCTGCTTCTGCAATTACAAGATTAATCTCTTCCTCTGCTTTATTAATACGAATTACGGGAAGCAGGTTTAAGAGCCGTTTTCCCTGATTTGAAAAAAATCAGCTACCTTCTTTTGCATAGCTTTCTCTACTTCTTCATGCTTTTCCCTAAATGCATTAATAGCAATTAAGTTATCTTGCTCATTGTCTGCAGCTTTTGCAATAGGTTCTAATTGAGAAGCAGCTGTTACACCTTCAAAGAATGTATCCCCATCTGCTACAGGTTCATAGCCTACTACTTTACGGGATTCATTACGTGTTAATATACGTTTTTCGTAACCATCAGCTGCATATTGCATATCAGCTTCACGATCATCTGTATCAATTTCATTTAATTTAAAATACCAATCTAAACCGCCTAGTATTTCAGCAAATACACGGAACAATTGATTATTCAATCGATGTTCTAAGATCTCTTGGCCAGGCTCAATAATAGAACGCTTATACATCTCGTTCATTTCTTTAGCAGTTGTTTGCCCTAATGAACCTGTCATAGCCCAACCGATACGATAAGGCGGTACACGATGCGCCACGCATATTTCCATTGCGCTATCCTGCTTATACAAACGGAAACTACCTTCTTTTACATCCGGACTAACTTTTTCTAATCTAGCTTTTGCTCCTGGTGGTACCGGAACAACGGCTAACTTATGATGCTCTCCTTTTGTTTCTGCAGAGAAAAATGCTTTTAATTCATCTTCCGTTCCTTGATCCACTTCATCTACTCCCTCAAGGAATAGCAAAGCATCAGGAATTGTCTTACCTGTAAAAAAGTTAATATTATAATCTCTCACCGCTTGAGAACCTACTATTGAGCCGATAGAACTAACGTAATTAGGTATCCCATAATAAGAAGAACGAGAACCGAATTTACGAATAACAATTACTTCTCCGGCTTTTTCTGTTCCGTCTTCTGCAATATCTTCTGCCCCTAAAGGCTTACCATCAACAAGACGAAAATCATCCGGATAACCGAACTTTTTAAACCATCGTTCTTTGTTATTTACAATTTGAGCAAAGCGTACTTTATCTTTATGGGCACGAACCGTATGAGCTGGAATGTGGTATAGTTCTGACGGTTCATCTTTGATATTACGAACAACTTCAAAAATTCCCCATCCAACTGTTTCATAATCTTCCCATACAGCTCTAAGGATTTCTGAACTTGTCATTTCCGGATTACAATTCCGCATAAAGTCTTTTAACCTTTTGTATTGCTCCTGGCTCGCTGCTTCTTTCACTTCTTCAAACGGCGCAAAGTCAAAACCAACACCAGCAATATCATCGACTTTTGCGCTAATACAAGCAGAATGGATTGGATTACTTTCCTTTATTTCCAGCAGCACCAACATATCATAAGGTGGTTTAACCAACCCTTTATCGCCATATATTTGCGCGAATGGATCTACAGTCATTTGCTTACTGTTGTCTTCCCTATTCTTTGGATCATCAGCCGCTTTATTAATACCAAATACTTTTACATTCTTAATTGTTCTCTTATCGCTCATATCGTTTGTATGTCCTCCTTTCTTCTATTAATCAAGGGCAAAAGAAATAGCCGAACAATAAATGTCCGACTACACTCTTTTCACCTTTCCACCCATAACTACTTTACGTTTACTCATATCGTCCTCACATGCGTAACGGGTCATATCGATACTATGATTATCTTTATCTTGTAATCTATTTTTTGGATTACCGTCTTTATCAACTTCATAATCAATATTTTCAAATTCACCTGCAGTTTTTGGACAACGCTCGGGGTCAATTATTATTTCTTCTAAATCGTCTAACCATTTTTCCCCGTATTCAACAGAGCCAGGGCCTTTAACTGCTCCTTTGATTCTCTTAATACCATGATCATTTTTCATTTCATCAATTGATTTTGGTTCCGATGAATCCGCAATTATCTCCACGTCATCCCAACCAAGTTGTTTAATCTTTTCAGCTAATGAGCGGTTACTAATTTTAACGCCATGTATTTCACCGAATATATAAAGCTTTCTGCGCGTTTTATCATAATGCATACGACCAAAAGACAGCGCGTCATTCCCATAACCCCAGTCAATCCCTTGACGTATATTATCAAATGATTTAATTTCTTCATCTGTAATACGTCTGAATTTAAGGTTACTAAATGGAACAACACCGCTGCCTGTTGGTTTCCCTTCATACTCATGTTCATATTGCTGTGGTTTAAGTCTCTTTGTTTCTTCTGCTTCTTCCACGAATTGCTTAGAGATATGCGGGTTATCATGATATGTACTATGATGTACAAATGTATTCTTTGGTCTGAATTGCGTTTCAAACTTCTTGTTAACCCAGGATTGTTTCCTTTTAGGTGGGTTATATGAATAGTACATCTTATAACGCAATCCATTCGGTAACTCTTTACGCAAAATAGATTTCTCTATTGTAGAAACATCTTCCTCTAATTTAAATTCAGCCAATTCTTCAAACCATGCAATAGCAACTGGATATTTCGCTATCTTAATAGATTTAATTTTTGCAGGGTCATCAGCACCACGGAATATCATTTTGTTCCCACGCGGTTTATAAATGATTTCCATTGGACTTTCTTTAAAACGAAATAAATGTTCTACACCTAATATTTCTATTGCTTCTTTTATTTGTTCATAGCAGGATTCTCTTATTGTATCCTTTACTTTACGTATGCAAAGAACTGTAATAGGAAACTGAATAAGATCCATAACAATGCAAATGGATATATCAGTAGATTTCCCTGAACCACGTCCGCCTTTACAAACAATTTTTAATATCGATTCACATTTACGCGCTAACCAAACTTGATGAAATGCCGGTGGAAGTATTTCACCGATTTGCTTTTTAGACATTTAAATCACCACTGACATTATCTACAATGACAACCGGCTCAATATTGTTATCATCATTATTAGTATTAGATTTAATTTTGTCGATTTGAACCTGGATAAATTCAAGTTTGGCGCGTCTCTCATCATCTATATTTGCTAATCTATCAAAATCTCTAATAAGAGCAGATAAAGTAGATAACGCCTTAGATTGAGCATTTAAGAAACTGGCCTGTTTATCCCAGGCAAATTGAATTTCCCACTCTTCTTCAAATCCGCTTTCGCTAAGTTTATTCTTACGGAGCTCCTTTGTCATGTCCTTATTATCTTTAACAAACATGATACGTTGAGCATGAATAATTTGAGCGTGCTGCAGCATTATACTTTCCCATAGAATCGATAAAGGATCATTTTTAATTGCTTCCTCTAGCTCTTCTTTTAAATCATATAATTCTCTTGGTAAATACTTTCTATATAAACCATGAGTAGCAGCATTACCATTACGTAGTGGAGCAGCGCCACCGGAATTACCAATAGCATTTTTATTACCCTTTTTGGCTCCACCACGATTGTTTACAGCATTCTTATTACCCTTGGGTGCTCCTGGTTTCTTTTTGGAGTACTCCGTATCTTTCTTTGGAGTACTCCGTTCATTTTTATGGAGTACTCCATTTAATTTGTCTATCCATCCATCTTTGGATTTCCATCCGCCAACCGTTTTTTCACTTACAGTTTTTTCGGATGTAGACAACAATTCGGCAATTTTACGATTCGTAATATCACCATTATGTTCTTTAAATATTTCATACGCTTTGTTACGGTCTGGACTTCGTTGTCTGGCCATAATTACATAACACCTGCCCCCTTATCCAATTGTTTGCACTTCCTTCTCTAAACACTCAATGCATATATGAGCATTATCCGTATTTGCTTCACGGAGATATGTTTTATCAAAATGAGTAATAGTTAATGGCATTTTTAAGGTCCACATGCACGACTCATTACAAACAGAGCATGTAGGAACGTTTATAGTTTCTTCTTCCATTTACACCACCTCACGATAATTTCTTTGTATTTTATTGTTAATCTATTAATTTAAATGTAGTATTATAAGTAACTCATCATAAAAGGAGCTGATACATATGTGGAAAAAAATCAATAATTACAAATATCATTTAAAAGATTTAAAATTTATGATTTGGCTATTCCCCATCATTGGGCTAATATATGCTTGTGAATTCTTCTATGGGCTAATGTTCCATCAAGAATTTCATTGGACTAAATTAATATTTATAGCAATTATGCTTATAGGATTTTTAGATATAAAAAAGAAAATTAGAAACAATGATTATAGAACAGATTGAATTAACAAGCGATCTTGAATTCATTTTCGAATCTTACTTATATAAATCATTGTCAGGAGAATCTGCAGGTTTGCAGGTTCTTTTTTTAAAATAAAAAAGCAGCGGATTCGCTACTTTAGTTGTTTCTTATTTATAAACTGAAATCTTCTAATGATTTATCTATCTCATCTTGTTGGATTCCTATATAACGTAATGTAATTGATGGAGCAGAATGATTAAAGATTGTTTGTAGCATTACTACATCTTTTGTCTTTTGGTAATAATGATATCCAAAAGTTTTTCTAAGAGTGTGCGTTCCAATTTCATCAAGCCCTACTTTTTCAGCAGCAGCGTTCATAATTCGATAAGCTTGGATTCTCGTGATCGGTTTCCCTGTCTTTTTAGAAGCAAATAAGCAATCTGTTTCGTTCATTCCATTTACATACTCATTTATTTTTTCTCTTAACGTTGTATTGATAATGAAACGCTTATCTTTTCCGGTCTTCTGTTCTTTAATTACAATGTGAGTTCTTTCTTTCACATCATTTACATGTAACTTTAATAAGTCACTAATTCTTAGACCTGTATTGATTCCCATTTCAAATAAAAACAAATCACGATAAGATTGGCGACGTAAAACCTCTTTCACTTCTTCTAATTTTTTCTTATCTCGAATTGGTTGCACAAACTTCATTCCTTACCCCTCCATACGTTATGTTACATTAGATGTATCTTTATTATACAATATGTTACATAAAATATGGTAGTTATTTTTATAAATAGACAAAAAACGTTGATATAACAGCATTTATCTTCACAAATCTAATGTAACAAAATATATGATGTGTTACATTAGACTATATTTTCAATCAATTACCATTAAATGGGTTGAGTTGAGTTTGTTTTGTTAATCCTTATCTTTCCTTAACAACAAACAAGGCACCACCCAGATCACGGCAGCGCCTACGATAATTGCTATACACATGTTTGTTCTATCTACATAGTAAAATAAAACACCCATAATGGACACATCACATCATAAGATTAGTAACCCTATTTTCTGTCCGTTGATTATTATGTTTATAGACCTAGATTATGCACATCTATATTCAGTAAGCGCATACCCTATTACATGAATACTACTTTAGGAGTGATTATATTATGAATCCTTTCCCGATGAGGATTGTTGTAGCTCCAGCTTCGACTTGGCAACATTTAATTCACCATCCTTCATATGGTCAATATGGTATGCAACCTGGGCATATCCCCTTTACTCCTACAATTGCGCCTTCTCCTGTAATATACCAATATCATTATATTTTTCCAGCATTGTATTTCCAAGAGTTTCACGGTACATTTAACATCTAATCTAAATAGAAAAATATCCGTTATCTGTACCATTGATGGTCAATTCATGTTATACCTAAAACAGTATTTAAATACGTTTAATGTGTAATTTCTATATAACAAAGAAAAAAGCACCCGTTTTGGATGCTACTCTTTAATTAATACTATTCTTGGTTTACTTCCTTCATACGGACCAATAACTCTATTCTCTTCAAGACAATCAATAATCTTTTCTGCACTAGTATAAGCAACTCTAAATCTACATTGAATCCGAGTTACTTATGCAGCTTGTTAGCTTCTTCTATAATGTTTCCCTGCAATTTCATCACTTAAATGTGTTTCCGTCATATAAATTCTACCTCCCACACAAATAATAAAAAGCGCACGAATGGATGCTTTGATATAAATTATTAATTTGTACTTCAATTACGGTAAATGAAGTTTTATCCTTCTTCCAATCACCTAATATTAAGTATCAATCTATTAATACACTATTAAGTAACTGGAAGAAGAGCAAAAGCTCTCCTTAATAACGGTATCATTCAATCGTTACCATCTGCTGGTTTCGGATTTTATGTGCCATCATTACGAACCGTTTAGAATTTTAAAAACAACATAATGAGTTGTGTTTCCCGCCACTTCCCACAATACAAATATAACACGTTAATTCCAAAATAACCGGCACATTTCCTGCCAAAAAGCGGTCACGACTCTGCCAACTTTTTCATAGTTCAAATTTTTCCACTGCATCTGTTAATTCCACTGATACACCGAAAATACTTTTTTTCATTTCTGTCATTTTCTTTTTTATAATCCACTGTGGATAATTCAATTCTTCTAGAATATTTCTAAAATAAGTTGGATTTAGCTTTAACACATCAGGATTTCTTCCAGTATTCCTTTTGTATCTAATTATTACTTCTAATAGTTCTTCATTTAACATGAATTACAATTACCTCCCCCTTACATTTTATATTTATGTATATACACCATTCAATTCCTTGATACTACCACTTACCCTTATCTTATATTTTGTGTAACTACGCCAAACGCTACAGCCCTTGATATTGATAGCTTCATAGCACTTTCTCTTTTGAGTTACACAACATAATAAAAATGAATAACCGTATAGAATAGGGTAGCACCACATGTTCATCAAGTTAAAGGTTTAATGTACCAGAAATTAGGAAGATTTTATTCTGTTAGCTTGATAGTGATAGGATACAGCCAACATTTCGGAAGCTTTGTATGTTAGACGAATTTTAACCTAAAAAATTCGAATTCTTGTACGTGAAGTGCAGTGATATTTCATTCATATAATCCGTATTATCTGAAGTTAATAAAGTCCGTTACACTCTCTTCTTTAGGAACGTTTCCATAATATCCTTCTTGAACTTTTCATAATCAAACTGAAAAGCTACATTATGCGTTTTATAGCCTGGATTAGTAACAAAACGAAAGTCTGCAATGCTTTGACCAAATCCTTCCCCTTGATCAGGAATTACTTTAATGGGTACCCTTGAAAGGCTAACAGCCTCTTGATTCAGCAAATACCACACCGTTACAAAATCATGCATAGGACTTCCACTTATACCAGGATTCGACTTGGAGTAGAAATTATAATAATAATCTAACATAGGTTTGATGATGAGTCCTGCAAGATCCTGTGTATTCCGATGAAATGCATCGATTTGCTGGACCATTTCGGGTGTAACAATCGCATGTTGAGTCACATTTAAAGGAATAACCGTCAAGTTCTTTGCATGCTGCAGAATTAAGTTTGCTGCATAAGGGTCTGAGTAAAAGTTAGCTTCAGCCACAGCAGTTACGTTACCTGGGTAGAAAAAAGCTCCCCCCATGCAAATGCATTCTCTTACGTTTCGCATTGTTTCTAAATTCAATACAAAAGTCGTAGCTAGCGAAGAAAGTCTTCCTAAATTGATAATTGTAAGATCTTCTAAATTTGATTCTATAATTTGATAAATATCATTTAAGGAATAAACTGGATATGGAATTTCAGGGGGACTAATAGGTCCTAATCCGACTTTTCCATGTACCTCAGGGAAATACTGAATCAATATACCTGTCAACGGTACAGAAGCACCAAGGAATACAGGTATCTCTTCTCTTCCCGCAATGTACTTCAAATAGTTAATATTCCTTATTACATTTTCTCTTGATACATTTCCATAATCGGCTACAATTCCTACAAGTTGAATGTCTTTACGAAAAAAGATGTACAATATAGCAAACGCATCATCAATCCCCAAATCTGTGAACAGGAGAACCTTTTTTTGCATATCTCTTCCTCCAAAATTTATAGAATTCTACTTTCACTAATGATGTAGTGATTAGACTAAGCTTGTATGTATATATTGTATGTATTCTTAAAGAGTGAATTCTATTCACTTGAAATAGCTTTGCTCATCTAGATTTGATATTATGTTCAAGCGTAAGTTTCTGTTCTTAAGTCGATAGGCATGTGTTGCTATCCTCGAACTAAAAAGAAAAAGCAATGATTAAATTTTAAACCTAGTCATTGCTTTATCCATTGCATCTTGGTTTACTCCTATATATCGTAATGTTACTCGTTCACTTGAATGATTGAATATCTCCATCAGCAAAGCTATATTCTTTGTCTGCATGTACATATGGTATCCGAATGTCTTACGTAGTGTATGTGTTCCAATCTCGTCTAAACCAAACTCTGCTGCTGTGGTACTAAGTATTTTATATACCATGCTTCTTCCTATTGGTCGATTCTTTCCTTGTCTGCTCTTAATTAAATACTCATAGTCTTCCATATCTTCAATGTACCACTTTAACTCTCTTCTTAATGCTGCAGTAATTTGAATACGTTTCTGCTTACCTGTCTTCATTTCACGCATTGAAATGTGACTACCCTTTAAATCTCCAACCTTCAGTTTTAAAATGTCACTAATACGTAGACCTGTATTAATCCCTATTACAAACAAGATATAATTACGCTCACTCATTTCTTTTAAATACTCTTTAATTTGCTTTATTTGCTCTGGATCACGTATTGGTTGAACAAAGTTCATTACTCATTACCTCCAGCTTCTTCAGTCTCATAAACTTCTAATCTAAGTGCAAAAGCTAAATTATAAAACGCCCTGGACTTCCAACGGCGATATGTACGTTCAGCCATTCCAATTTCGTTATAAACCATATAATCACATATGGCTTCTTCGTCTAAATAACGCTTATTTATAATATCCCTCTGAATCTTTCCTGCACAACTATTACCTAAGCGACTTAAAAACTGATTAATACGGAATGACATTAACTCCAACCACTCTTCATGCTCACTTTGTTGTATATTTGCAATTGCCACATCCTCCAAAGGCTTTCCAACAGCATGTGTTGGACCATGTTCTTTAACTTCATAAGAAGGAGTGACTTTCATTTCCTTACGAATCACTCCGAACTGTCTATATATACGTACACTTTCAAGAACACCCTCTAACTTCTCTTGTGTTGCTGCTCTATCGATTTTTGGTAAGAAAGATAATTGTTTAGTCATGTAAGACCACTCCTTTTTATTTTTTATTACTTTTGTCTTAACGCTCCACGTCTACGTTCATAGCAAGGTCTATGTATCCCCATTAAATCTTCAATTTCACGAGTACTAAATTTCTCTTTTCCTTTTTTTTCTTTTTCGATTGGTTCGATTGCTTTTTCCATTCACGTAATTGATCTTTTAATACCTTCATTCCCCACATCCCCTTTCAAAAATAAAGAGGACACCAAATCTTAAAACAGCTTTATCGCTGCTCTAAAAATTGGTGTCCTCTAGTTTTCTAGCCGGACTATATTCTGTTTTCAAGCCCATTTCTCTCTCCCCATGAATAAAACTCAACATTCTGTTTATATTAAAACTACATCTAGAGACACATCCCTGTTTAGAGCGGCTAGCTTTTGTTAGCTGCTCTTTTATTTATGACCAAATGAAACTTTTTAACCGAATTACTTTCATATAACATTTCCAATCTTGCTTACACTATAACTGTAACTTTAAGTTACACAACTATTACTTGTAGGGCCTAATTTTCTTTTGTGTAACAAGTGGTTAGCTCATAAAGTTAACCACTTTGTTACGTTAAATATTTTTTATTTCTCAATACTTAACATCTGGAATTAAGTCTCATTTGTTGATACTATACTGTTGACATTGATTTTCCTCATATGCAATTTTTGTAAAGGGCCTGTTCTCTCACATCAGGCCCTTTTTGAATTTCACCTTCACTACAAAAGGATTATTTTGTTTAAATCTTCCTTAAATCTTATTGTTACTTCTTAATACACAAACGAATTCCTGTATAATACAATTTATTAATTAACAGGAGTGCTAAATATGCCTGATACATTAAGAATCATTATTTATATCATTGTAGTAGTTGGTGCATCCGCTACTTTGATAAAAGAGTTTAAAAAGCCTCAAAAAAATATCTTTTTGATTTCGTTCAATTTTTTGATTTTCATAGGGTTTACATATTTGTTAACAAAGAAATTGATGTAATTTACATAGTAAATAATCACTTTCTCCCTTGGAGTACCGAGCAGTTAGCTTTTGCTAGCTGCTCTTTTTTATTTAAATTTCATTGTCACTCCTAATACGGCATTTTCATATGTTATTTTGTAGCCGCATCTTTTCAGTTGTGAGCTCATTCATTTTATTTCTTAAAAACCTTCATGAAGTATCATGCACTATACACTCTGTGGAAGAGCACTGTTCGAAGGTGCTCTTTTTTCGTAATGGAGCAGTTAGCTTTTACTAGCTGCTCTTTTTGCCATACAAGTTCCTATTTGCTTTAAAATGAATAAACTATCTTGAACCTTACTTTTCATCCATTCACTGGTTCATGACTTACAAACATAACCCCAATACATGGAATGTTTTTATGCGAGCACTCTGGAACAAGTGCTCGTTTTACTTTGGTGTTTTTATACAAAATGAAATTTTTGTTTAGTTTTCTTTCCTGCATAATATTTCGATATCCGTTTATACTATAGTTGTATCCTATGCTACTTCTAAAAGCGTACAATGGAGCAGTTAGCTACTTCAGCTAGCTGATTTGTTGTGCCAAATAATTTTTTATTTCTCAACAACCATTATTGGAATTAAAATCCCAATAATGTTAATATGAAAGTAACTTTCAGTCAAAATTATTAACATGTCAAGTGTTGTTCCCTTTTAAAAGGTCCTGTGTCAACCAGGGCCTTTTAAACTTGTTCCCTACTAAAATAGCTTTTTTTCAAATACTTCACGCCCATGAAAAAATTACATTTGGTATCACGTACTCTTTTACACTAAGAGCTTTGATCCGAAGAGCACTTATATATAATATAGTGCTCTTTTTGGTATGGAATGTGAAATAAAGGCTTGCTCTTAAAACCTTTTATGTAATTATTGTGGGGGGGTTCCTTACACCAGTGTGTCTGTTTACTCATAAGTTGTTAAAGTATAAATATAAATTGTTAGTTAATTTATAAGGGAGGTGTAAACATGAGTAAATTTAAAAAGAATTGTCACATACCCTTTCCATGTTCCTTTCCTTTACCTCAAATAGGGCCTACTGGAATAACTGGAGCGACAGGACCTACCGGGATAACCGGAGCAACCGGACCTTCTGGTGGACCTCCGGGACCTACCGGACCTACTGGAATTCAAGGTAGCCTGGGACCTACTGGGCCTCAAGGTATTTCTGGACCTCAAGGGATTCCTGGGATTTCTGGATCTATTGGTCCAACTGGACCTTCTGGAATTCAAGGTATCCAAGGTATCCAAGGCATTCCTGGCATTCAAGGTCCTATTGGACCCACTGGAATAACAGGGGTCACTGGAATTCAAGGGATTCCTGGCATTCAAGGGATTCCTGGCATTCAAGGGATTCCTGGTCCGACCGGCCCTCAAGGGATTCCTGGCATTCCTGGTTCTGTAGGTCCAACTGGACCTTCTGGAGCTGTTGGACCTACCGGCCCTTCCGGGGGACCGCCAGGACCAACGGGCCCGACTGGACCTTCTGGGGGACCACCAGGACCAACCGGAGTGACTGGACCCACTGGACCCACTGGGTCACCAGGACCAACCGGACTTCAAGGGATCCAAGGGATTCCTGGCCCCACTGGACCTCAAGGAAGTCAAGGGATTCAGGGGATTCAAGGTAATCCGGGGCCTATTGGTCCTATTGGACCCACTGGAATAACTGGGGCGACTGGAATTCAGGGTATCCAAGGTATTCAAGGTAATCCAGGACTTATTGGACCTATCGGCCCGACTGGCCCAACTGGGCTTCAAGGTATCCAAGGCATCCAAGGCATTCCTGGGCCTACTGGATTACCAGGAACCGCTGGAGCTACCGGACCTACCGGACTTACAGTATCTGGGTTAGCTCATTATGCTTATGTTTTCAATACAGCAGCTCAAGTTGTTGCCTTAGAAGCACCTATTCTTTTTAATTCACATGGTAGAATGACATCTGGTTTTACTCATACGCTGGGAACTTCTCAATTAATGGTTCTTAATGCAGGAGATTATAAAATTTCTTTTTCTGTATCAGGAGTTGAGCCTAATCAATTCACACTTTTTTTAAATGGTGCTCCGGTTACCAGCGCAGTTTATGGATCAGGCGCAGGGACTCAACCAAACAACGGCCAAACAATCCTCGCTTTAGCTGCAGGCGATATTATTACCCTTAATAATCATACTTCTGCTGCTGCAGTTACTTTGCAGACTTTGGCAGGTGGAACACAAACGAATATAAATGCTTCGATTGTAATTGAAAAATTAAATTAATTTAATCATTTATTTCTTGAAACTCTAGCAGTTAATAACCTAGAGTGGATTCTTTTTTTAACAAGCAGTTAGCTTTTGCTAGCTGCTCTTTTAATTAAAATAACGATTTTGTTATATATGTTTTTTCACACTTCATAAGAAAATACATATATTAATATGGGCTGCACATGTATTCATGCTTACAAATTAAGCCTAGTGAGCTGACACCTATTTTCTATTAAAAATCTTGGTCAGAGAGCGCTTTTTAAAGCGCTCTTTATATTTAAATAAAGATTTTATTTAATCTCGCACCTAAATCAAAAACATACATACAATATTATGGGTATTCTTTTTCAACATTAGTTTTAGTCAGAGCGCCTTTCTCTCAAGGCGCTCTTTATTATTTAATGACAGGCTCCATAATTCCATGTAAGGCATACAATATTAAAAATTTACTCGTGAAAATCTGATTACGATTTTTTTAGATTTTCTATATCTCATGAAACATTCACCTACCTTACTAAGGGCGCATATAAAAATGCACTCTTTTTATTTGTTGTTAAATAAGGATTTTGTTTTACTTGTACTAGCTATCCGTCCCTTGTATAAATGCACCTTTTTTACATACCATATTAAAATCCAAATAATCCTCTTTTAGGACGGTACTAATATGAACAAGACATTAAAATACATTTTAACCTTCTTTTGTGTAGTGTTTTATATTGCCATAATTAGCTGTATTATTTATCTAAACTTTGTTTCAGAGCATTTTATTCCTCCAAGCAAGAAATCTAAGATCGCACATAACCATTTATAATTAGGCATAAGTAACGCTCTACAAGGCATTCTTTAGCTTTAAAATAAGATTTTGTTTAGATTTCATTAACCTTACTGATTCTTTGGCATACAATATTATCACAAGGAATTCCACAGGTTGCTCTGGTCCAGTTACCTTGAATTTCTTGCAGACCTTGTGGGAAGAATCCGTTTATAAAAGACGGGTTCTTTTATTTTTCCTGGAAAAATAATAAAGTTTGTTTGTATTTTTTATTACTGCCCATTTCCTCTTATTCTGCATTCCTATAAATAGACAACAGCATAGGATAAACAGTAAATGATAAAATCATGAGAGGAGCTTGGATATGCAATATAATCCACGTTATTATCAATGTCAAAGCTCAATGGATAGCATCTGGAATAACAATAATTGGATTTACGGTTGGAATCCTTATTATTACAGTTACAACAATAATGCTTGGGACCACAACCGAAATCCTTGTTGTGAAAATGTTAGATTAACAGATTATGGAGCTAGACCATTTGTATTGAATATTAATCAAGCCACCAAACAAAACAATACTTACCGAACCGCTATCTGGACAGGAAAAAACTTACAAGTAACTTTAATGAGTATTAATGTTGGTGATGACATAGGTTTAGAAGTACACCCTACAACCGATCAATTCATACGTATTGAAGAGGGTCAAGGACTCGTTCAAATGGGTGATAACAAAGATAAATTAGATTTTCAAGAAATGGTCTATGATGACTATGCAATTATGATACCTGCTGGAAAATGGCATAATGTAATTAATATGGGGAATAAACCACTTAAAATTTACTCTATATATGCACCGCCAGAACATCCCTATGGTACAGTTCATGAAACAAAAGCGATTGCCATGTCTACTGAAGCAAATCGGTATTACTAATGAGAAAATATCTTAGTCTTAAACAAAATTATTGCTTAAATACTTCAAAACCATAAAAAATTTAAAATAACTCTTAGTCATAGAGCCACTTAAAAACCACTCTTTAATTTTTGAATAAAGATTTTATCTATATCTATTCACTAATCTCATACTCTGACATACAATAATAGTGCCTTTCTATATAATGTGAGTTCGTCACTGTCGTTATAATGAGGTATAAGGAGCGCTCACGATTAGCGCTCTTTTTATTTAAATAAAGATTTTATTTACTTTTGCTAGCTACCCTTCCCTTGTATAAATGCACCTTTTTTACATACCATATTAAAATCCAAATAATCCTCTTTTAGGACGGTACTAATATGAACAAGACATTAAAATACATTTTAATCTTCTTTTGTGCATTGTTTTATATTGTAATTATGGGCTGTATTGTCTATCTAAACTTTGTTTAAGAGTATTTTATTTCCAAGCAAGAAATCTAAGATCAAACATAAACATTTATAATTAGTAGGCATAAGGAGCGCACTACAAGGCGCTCTTTAGCTTTAAAATAAGAATTTTGTTAAAAACTTACATACAAATGTTTTTCGTTATATAATTAAATTATCAATATATTAGGAGTGTTAATTATGTCAGAAACAATAATGATTTTGTTATACATTTGTTTCGGATTGAGTGCAGTTTTTAGCTTAATAAAGGAATTGAAAAAGCCACAAAAAAACCAGTTCTTGATTTTAGTTGATTCTCTAATTTTGCTAGGAGCTCTATTCCTAGTAAGTAGCATCTTCATCTAAATTACATAACCAGAACTCTATTAGGAAGCAGTTCAAAAAGTGAACTGCTTTTTTTATTAAATTAACTATTTTATGAAGCTTTTAAATATCCGATTTCCCGTGCATATTCACGCATCTTTTCCATCCCTTCTTCTGACCAACCCCAATGAGTACAGTACAATCCTCCATAACCATTTCTACCGTTCGAATTGTCATTACCAAATATAAAGTCCGTGAAATCTCTGATTAATCCCCACATTGTTCCGCCACCAGAGAAATTATGTTCCTGTTTCTTGTTCATGTAAGAACTTCTTGTCATACGCATCGGAACATTCGTGCCATGATTAATGAACCATAGATTTCTACCATCATGCTTAAAATGTGCTGTTCTATCCTTGTAACGAAAGAACTCCCTCTCATAATCTACAAGATACTTAATAAGTGAATTCACGATTTCAATGCGTTTTTGTTTGTCCATCTCCCATTCTCCTTTATGAATAATCCTTTTTATATTACACATACTACCTGCAAACCGACTTCCCACCGGCTTCACTCTTTCAAATCGGAGCTCTCTCCTCCGTATCTTTTCAGGACATGGCAGGTAACTTAATCGGTTGCCTGCCGTTTTTGCGTATAATCGTAAATATTCTTGTCTATAATGTTTAGAGAAAACGTCTTATGCCATTTGGAGCAACCTCCAGCACATGATATTTGTACAGCCGTTCCTATAAAGGGGACGGTCTTATTTCATGTTCGTATTCTCTTTTTCGATTAAAATAACGCTTTTGTTCGTTTCAAACTAATTTACTATTATTTGAATAATCGTAAACATTTACTCAATGTTTTTTCTGAATACTCATGATATTATTTATGTGCTGGTGTTCACCATCCCAAGAACTCAGTAATTTCATCCACAGGCTCCACTCTCATCCTTTTGAGAGTGGAGCCCTTATTTATAAGGGCTATCCTCAATATTTATTTTTATAAAATTCAAATTCGATTATAATAACTGTGTTTTTCGTTCTTCCATACGAATTACTTTTCCATTTTGATATACAAATGATTGTTCACCAAATCCACCTTGAGGTGGTTCTATCAGTTGGACCTGACCATTTTTAACAACATATATTCCGTTTATTTCCAAATCTATTTCAGCTGTCATTTCTACAAGATTTTCTTTAATAATTCCCATTAAGACCACTCCCGTATGTTATGATTATTTTGTCGAAGTAAGTCGGGAGCAATCTCGACTTTTTTATTTTGTTATAGATATTCCACAACATTATCAGGAATAAATGATTGTTCTAATGATAAATAAAGTCGTATTGAAATCGGTTCTTTATTATCTCTCGCAGACTTGCAAAGCTCCTCCGCTTCTTCCCAATCGAACTGCTTATCTTCCACTCGCTTAAATCTCCAAATTCCAATTGTATATTCCTCAAATAATTCATACTGATCATTTGGCGCTGTTGTTGGTTTTAATTCATCAGTAGCTCTTACTTGCTTTGGTACTTGAACAACTACATCCGTAAAACGAACTTTAGAATTTAATCGATGAATGTGTGCTTTCTCAGTATCGAATGCTACTACAGGCTCAACATCAAATATTGTTAACTGCTTTGGCATTACAATCCTCCTAAGCCTCTTTTTTATATTTAGCTAATACTTGTTCTAAACGTTTACGTTCACCCTCTAAATCCATTTCATCGTGCTTTACAGGCTGAGATTGCACTTCTGTATCTTGTGTATGTAACCAATCAGGAACAATTTCTTTTCGAGCATTACTTCTCCCACCACGAGACTGGTATTTCTTACGGAATTGAGTTTGTGCAGCTTCAACATCAGTAATACTCTTATAACCCTTGGCATGCCAATCTCTTAAAATACCTTGTACATAAGACATATTAGGTGCATTCTTTTCTAAAGCTATTTTCATTGCTTTAATAACAAGCTGTGCATTCAAATCTTCAATCCACGCATTAATCCCTTCAGCCACAAATGGTTTAAGAACTCCAAAGTTTTGCTCATAAAATGCTATTGGATTTTCTTCTGCAACTTTTTTATCTCTTGAGCAGCTTGCTGCTTCTTCTTTTGTTTTTGTTTCTTCTTTTTCTTTTGTTTCTGTTTTTGTTTTTGTTTCTTCTTTTTCCTTCATAGGGTCTTCCAAGCCCCTTATAAGCCACTCAAAACGAGCTTGGAAGTATTCCTTAATACGAGGAATTTTAAAATCTTGCTGCTGTTCTAAATCTAAACATGTCTCATAAAAATCAATTAAAAAATCTTCACACTTAATATTCTGGATTTCTTTTAACACACACTTTTCAATATTCATATTTGTAATAGCATTGAATTTAAGCCAATTGAGCAACATAATTTCTTTCGTCTTTTTGTTGTAATGAATTTTCCCGTAATCAGCAAACCGCTCTAGCAGCTTCTCAACCGTCTCACGGTTATACCCTGTATCCATTTCTATCACTCGTAATGGAAGCTCATAGATACCACTCTGAGAAGTTTTGCTATTAGTCATCAAATACAGGTAGAAGTATTTTTCCTCCGGTGTAAGATCTAAAACGAATGCATCTTGCCAATATGAAACTTGAACAGGTCTATAAACTGCCATATTATTCATCCTCCATTGTTTTACTTGATTTGCTTTGGTATACTTAATCCAATTCTATTTTTAGAAAGACTCTCTATAAGAGTCTAAAATCTATCACTCTGCCAAGTGATAGATTTTTTATTTTCTTCGACTAACTACTGATGCATTGATCCCCTGCCCTTGAAGACTTTTAACAACTACACGATAACTCTTTGATACATCGTGATCCTCTTTTTCATTACGAAGGCTCTTGAATTCTTTTGCGCATCTATTTAATTCCTTCTCCCAATGATTTGCTTCATCTAATGAACTAGCATTGAACATGTTATGAATACATGCCACCATACAGTTATGTAATTCATTTGCAAAGGTAAAATCCCCTGGTAGAACTAAATCAAACAGACGATTACATTCTGATTTCATGACTTATTCCTCATTTCTAGTAATTTGATACTGTACGCATCGTTATGAACAGAAAGAAAAAGCAGCATCTAATAAAATATGGGGACTCAGCCTTTCTGATCATAACGACAAGCACAATTGCTTGTCGCATTAAATCGAAGTATGCTATAATTCACATGTTAATTTTCTTGGCTATCGCGGGCTATGCGGTAGTCTTTTCTTTTTTATTTTTGTTTTTCAAAACGAACGCTGCTTCTATAATTCGAATTCTTATCTCCATTAATTTCTTCTCTTGTTTTAGATCCCTAGCTTTCATATAGTCTCCACAAACTGATGCAATTCGAATATCACCATATAAATTTGCTTCCTTACGAATTAGAGCTTTATATTGATTTAAAGTTGGACTTGCATAATTAATCGTCATAACTTAAACCTCCCCAATAAAATAATTAAATTAAGCTTTTATATACTTCCTAGCTCGTAATGATACTTTCCAGTACTTAAAGACTTCTTTCATTGAAATACCATATTGATCACATAGGACCGCTACAAGGCTCATCATTGAACCTGTAGCATCCAAGATTTCATGCATTACCTTTTTCAATGCCTCTTTCTCACTTTCGGACCAAGTTTGTGAAGCTTTAAACCAACATACTGTATCTAGTTGTTTCAAAGCTTCATTTGTTTCTTGATAAACCATATATCTCATACTTGTAGGATGAAGATCTATTTGCTCTCCATTAAAGAACGGGATACTTACATATCCTGCTGCCTCACTCCACATTTTAAAAAACAACTGTGGATCATCAATTCCTTCAGTAATGCATTTTCGTAAATCTTCTGGTAAACGTCGTTGTTCAGTTTCATATTTTGCTAGTGACTCACGACTCACGGGGATTTCTAAGGAGAGTTGCTCTTGGGTGATTCCCTTTCGTTTGCGTGCCATAGCAACTTCTTTTCCTATGGACATCGTTTACTTCCCCCATTCGTACCTAAAGCAATATTTATTTGTGACAACTTACTATAGTAAGTTACTATTAGACGGATTCTTTAAATGGATTATAATACTCAGTATTGTTTTCTACCCATTCAGTGTGATTCTCCATCCACTTAAAAAGAAGGTGTGTAGGAATAAGAACCCCGGCTTCACGACATACTGGAAAATCAGAACGGTTTAATAACTCAGATGCTTTGGTACGTTTAATATGTAATAGTTCCATTAATTCTGTAATAGTTAAAAATGGTGGTAATTCTTTCATTGGCTGTAGATGTTCAGTTGCTTTTTGTACTTCTTCCCGGACTATTTTACGGAATGATTCAATATCGAAATTAATCATATTTATCCTCCTTGACAAGATTTTCCTCAATCGCACATTTTGTGTTGTTGATAATCAAAAAAAATAGATTGAACTGTTACACCATAAAAATTTGCCAGCTTTACTTTTATAATATCTCTTGGAATTCTCTGTGCATTTTCATACATTTGTAATGTACTAACGCTGATTCCTACTAATTCAGCAACTTCTTCTCTAGATTTTCCGTTTCTTAAATTAACAAGATTTTCAGCTACTTTTTTCTTATCCATATCTTCCTCCTCCAACACATTTTGTGCGCTTAATCCTAAATATAAACCACACATTTCGTGTTGTCAACACTTTATGTGTGGTTTATATTTAGAAACTTAATTAAATAACACACTGTGTGTTATTATATAAACAGGTGATAAAATGAAAACATTCGGAAATATACTACGTGAATTAAGAAAAGAAAAAAAACTTACCCAAAGGGAATTAGCTCAAACTCTTAAACTTAGTGAAAGTACTATTGGTATGTACGAAAGAAATGAACGTCAACCTGATTACGCTACACTTAATAGTATTGCAAATTATTTTGAGGTGACGACAGATTTTCTACTCGGAAGAACAAGCATTCTTAAGAAAAACGATTCACAAGAAATTTTTAACGATTCTGAGCTAGGCCTATGGTTTAAAGACATTAAGCATTCATCCCCAGAAAAACGCGATGAGTTAAAGCGCTTTTGGGAATTCATTATACAGCATAAAGAAAAATAGATAATCTATAATTAGCTATAGAAAAAGCACGCTTAACTGCGTGTATTTTCTATAGCTATCTTTTAACATTATTCATTACTTTTCATAAACTATCTTGCATTTTGATATTCTGGATAAGTTTTTAAAATACTCACTGTCGCTAAGCTCATTGAACTATGCTTATAACTTTTTGATAAATACTTTTCAATTTCCTTTTTTTCAAACATTTTAGCCATATGTAAAGTCTCAATATACTTTTCAAGTTCTTTTTGCATATGATTAAATACTTTTTTCTCTTTATATTTAGATTCAATGCTAAATAAATCCAAAAAATGTTGTACTTCTTTTATCCCCATTAAATTCTTCACATTAATACAATCTTTTCCAATTGTAAATGTTATAAAATCACCCACCTGAAAAGTAGCTGGTGAATATATTCCTGGTATAACTTTAGTTCCTTTTGCAGTATTACATGGCTTACAAGCAGAGAATAAATTATACGGGTTCATAGCTAAAAGTGGAAATTTAACTTTTGGTAAAAAATGTTCCCACTCACTACTTCCTTTAGATAAGGTTAAAGTAATATCACAAAATGGACAGACGCTCATTTGATAATTTTCTTCATGAAAATTATCATGCATAATTAACTTATTTATTGGCTCACCATATATCAATTTCCAAATAGATTTTACCTTTAAAAAATGATCAAAAAAGAATTCTTTAAAAATTGTTGCGATTTCTGGTATGATGGCTACCTCTCTTAAAAACGGTATATATTGGATGGTGGAGTTATTATTCTTTTTACCTTTTTTAAAAATTAAAAATTGGCTATTTTGTCTAAAATACAACAAAATTACCCTCTTTATTTCTTCTTTACTATACTGACTTACAATTTTCCTGAAAACGCAATAAAAATATTCTTCTCCCTTCTTTTTTATAAAATAGCTATCAATAACTTTCTTTGATTTGATTGAAAGGTTTTGATAATATTTTGTAGATTTCCAAATATCTTCATCTTTCTTAATTTTATATGTATTATTTTCTTGCATGCTACTTGCATTTAATAGTAAATGAAAAAAAGAATATATAACTTTTGATTCGAAAATTTCTAATATTTCTGCGTTTTTTTCGTTTGTTACTCTCCACATAAGTTAATCTCCACTATTTTCCAATTCATTAAAAACTAAGAACCTGTAGAAAGATTCACCAAGATAGCCCATAATTTCATTTAACTCTTTTTTATCAGCCACTTTAATTTTATGCAATAACTTTAATTCTGTGTAATTATGGTTATTTGAATTTTCGAACATATTATATATAATCTCTTTTTCATTAGCTAAAAATGTATTAAAAGATGGATTCTTTATTTCACTATTTTTAAACATCAAAATATTGTCTGGAAATAGCGTGTTAATAAACGAATAAGAATGAGTAGCAATAATAAAATGCGAGTTATAATTTTGAAATAGTAAATAGAACATTGTTATTATTTGTTTAGTCCAAGATGGGTTCAAATGCAATTCTGGTTCTTCAATTATTATTAATGAATTATCATTTATTGAACTCATTATTGAAAAAATTCTATAAAAAAACATTTTTTCTCCAGAACTCATATCTTCCAGAGTAATTTCTGTTTCTTGTTTAATGAATTTTAAATCGTTGAAATAAACTTCGTTATTATCTTCTAAATAAAAAAGGATATCTCGCTCTTTTTTACTTATCATTGATAAATCAATCCAATCTTCATCAATAAACCAGTCTTCTTTATATATCGTAAAAGTATTATCATGTACTTTCAACATACCCATAAATTCTAGATTCAAGCTTGCTAATAGTTCTTTCACTAATTTATATTGCTTAATGTACAACTGAATAAACCTTGAAATGCCCTTTGAAATAGATGGTCCTCCAAAATGATTTTTTCCATAGATCATATTAATATTGTAATTTTTTATTAAATACTCTCCATAATAATTACTATTTCTACTTAATGGGTACTCTCCATGAATTGAGAAAACTGAAGTAATTACTTCTGATGGTAAATATTGAATAATATCTTTGAACTGTACATCTTTATTCTCTATTTTTAATTGATGATTTTTTCTTCTATAATGTCCTTCTCCTTGTCCGGTATGAGTCCACTCTAATAACAAATACTCCTCTTCATCCTTAGATGTTTTTATGAAAATATTATTTTCAACTTTACGTAACTTTATCTCTTGAGATATCTTTGTATTTTCATCAATGATATCGTAATGCAGCTCAAAATCAGATGGTATACGAGAATGATACCTTTCTAAATTATGAAAGATTTGAGTAATAAAACTCATAATTGTTGTTTTTCCTACACCATTTTCACCGACTAGGACTGTAAAATTCATATTTCCATAAAAATCTTTATATTGCTTATTAAAATCTCTATTACCTAAAAATGAAACTTTAAAATCTTTTAATTTTCTATATTTTTTTATACTCAAGTATTTGATAAACAT